AGCCGCACCAGCAGGCGGTCACGTCTGCAAGCACGGTGAGATGCAATACCGTGAAGGAACTGGAGCCAAAGGACCTTGGAAGGGTTATATGTGCGCTGCTCCAAAGGGAGCAACGGACAAATGCCCGACAATCTGGGTCAGGTAATGCGATGCGTGAGCCGCGTGAATACGAGGCTCCGCTATGTGCAGAAGTCGGGGGAGACCTCTGGTTCCCGGAGGTTGGTGGAGATATACGTAACGTACTCAGAGCAAAAAGTATTTGTGAACGTTGCGAGCACCGACTTGAATGCGCCGAATGGGGCATTAACTATGAACGACACGGTATCTGGGGTGGGCTTAGCGCCACTCAGAGAGAAGTCATAAGAACAAAAAGAAGAATAGTATTACCAAGGGAGGGTAGAAGTGCTTAAGTTGTCACGCGCCTGGAGTAGCGTAACAACCAAGGCAACACCTTTGCCTGATGTGTGGAAAGACTTAAGCAACAAACAGATTAAGTTCCGGCGGGGTCAAGTGTGTATGGTTGCCGCTGCACCTAACGCTGGAAAGTCTATGTTCGCTTTGGTCTATGCCATCAGAGCTAAGGTGCCTACCCTTTTCTTCTCTGCAGATACTGATACTGCAACGGTAATGATACGAGTAGCCTCAGCGCTGTCAGGTCACGGACAGGTCAGCGTTGAGTCTAATCTGCAAAACAATCCTCGTCACTACGATAAATACCTGCAGGATATGACACACATCCAATGGGTCTTTGATTCATCACCATCACTCGACGACATCGAACTGGAAATCAAAGCCTATGTAGAAGTCTTCGGTGTAGCACCGGAACTTATAGTCATAGATAACCTGATGAATGTTGTAGCAGAACACGAGAACGAATGGGCTGGGCTTCGTCAGATAATGATGGAGTTACACGATATGGCTAGAAAGACTGAAGCCTGCGTAATGGTATTGCACCACGTATCAGAGCAGGGTGAGTATGGTGACACCACCACACCACCTGCAAGACGAGCCATTCACGGCAAGGTAAGTCAGCTTCCGTCGTTGATACTTACCCTTGGCTATTCACCACTAGAAGGAACGCTACGCGTTGCTCCGGTAAAGAATCGCTTTGGTCCTATGTATGCCAATGCTGACCAGCACGTTGCTTTGTTTGTCGACTATGCAACTTGCCGGATAGAGAATACAGATGAGGTAGGCCGTATGGTTCGTCGTAATAATGCGGAGGTTAGATATTGAATACGAACTTAGTAATAATCCCAGCAAGAGGCAGACCTGACAAGGCTCAGACTGCATTTGATGCGCTCAAGGCGCATAGCAAGATTTCAGATTTTCTCATCGGGTTAGATGATGACGATGCTCATAACTACCCAGATATAGAGGGAGTCATCAGAGAGATAAACCCAAGGCTGAAGATGAACGGAACCTTGAACCTATTGGTTAACAAGTATCAGGATAAGTACGAGACGATTACCTTTATGGGCGATGACCATTTGGTTAGAACCGAAGGATGGGATGAGAAATTATACGAGCCAATCAGAAACAGAGGCTACGGTATCTCTTATGGCAATGACCTATTCCAAGGTGAGAACCTGCCGACTATGGTTATGATGTCAACTAACATAAGCAAGACACTCGGCTTCTTTGCGCCACCCAAACTAATCCATCTCTTTATGGACAACTTCTGGAAATTGTTTGGCCAGGTTCTGGGATGCTTGGACTATAGGGAAGATGTAGTCATAGAACATATGCACTATATGGCTGGCAAGTCTCAAGTTGATGCACAGTATCAAGAGGTAAATTCATCGGAGGTTAGTAACCACGATGCTTTAGCTTTCAGAGAATACTGTGAGACGCAACTAAAGGATGATGCTATCAAGGTGTTGATGGAAGTGAATCCACTTGATTCTAAATGACATTACGCCTGCTATATTTGTAAAGAACCTTCGTAGAAGAACCGATAGGTTGGAACATATGAAGGAGCAGATGGACAAGATACAGGCCAAGTATGTTGTCTACGATGTAGCAGACCATAAGGGTACATTAAAAAGTCCTATGTGGTGGAATGCTCAGAACCAGTTGCAGATAATAAGATACGCCAAGGAAGTAGAATTGAAATCAGTTCTAATCCTGGATGATGACTGCTTGTTTGTAGATGACTTTAATCAAAAGTTGGAAGAACTATGGCCCAAGGTACCAGATAACTGGGATATTGTTTCCTTCGGTGACATCCTATCTAAGTATGCGCCAGTATGCCCAGGGATTGTAAAGGCTGGACTTTCTTGGGGTGGCCACGCTTCTTTAATAAGAGACACAATGTATGATAGATTATTAGAATCCATAACAGGTCATACCTGGTCTGATGAGGAGATAAATATAAAATTGAAGAATCAAATAAACTACTACGTTTTCTCTCCATACCTAGTTACTCAAACCGCTGGTTATTCCGACCTGAAGAATCAGCACGTATCGAATGATAACTTCGGATGAAAAGAATCCTAATTACTGGAAGCGAAGGCTTCGTTGGTAGATACTTCGTCAGGGCTTTAGATAGAGAAGACACTATCATCACAAAGGTTGACATCAAGAAGGGTCTAGACTGCCGAACATTCTTCAAGCAAGACTTTACACAGTTTGATTTAGTTATACACTTAGCAGCCATCGTAGGTGGGCGAGAATCCATCGAGGGACGCCCACTTGCGGTTGCAGATAACTTCAGTATCGACTCTGAGTTCTTCCAATGGTGCTTGCGTACTGAACCTAAGAAGGTAGTTTACTTCTCAAGCTCTGCGGCTTATCCAATATCTCTACAATCAGGTGAACGTCACGTCAGGTTAGCTGAGAAGATGTCCTGCTGGGAGCATTTGAATATGCCCGATATGACATACGGTATGAGCAAGTTGGTTGGAGAATACCTTGCATCATTCGTAGATAATGTATACATCTTCAGGCCATTCAGTGGTTATGGAACAGACCAAGACTTGAACTATCCATTCCCGATGTACATTAAGCGAGCGCTTGATAAGGCTAACCCGTTTGAAGTATGGGGAACTGGTATGCAAACAAGAGACTTCATACATATTAGAGACATCGTTGATGCTGTACTAACTATCATTCAGGATGAACCAGTTGGTCCAATGAATCTTGGTTGGGGCAGGTCAACATCATTTATTGAGCTGGCTCAGATGTGTATGGATGCAGTTGGATACGAAGGCGATATAGTTACTAGGCCGGATAAGCCTGTTGGTTGTATGCATCGGGTATCTAACAATGACTTTATGCTTGGATTCTACAGACCAAAGATTACCTTGGAACAAGGTATAGAGATGGCGGTCAAGGGAATTGTCTAGTTACAACAAAGCCAAAGGCTCAAAGTTTGAGACAGATGTGATGAAATATCTACGCAAACTAGGACATTTCGCAGAGAGATTAGCCAAGGCCGGAGCCAATGACGAGGGTGACATCGTTACCATAATCGCAGGTCAGACCTACATTTTGGAATGTAAGAACCGTAAGTCAATTAACCTACCGCAGTTCTGGGCTGAAGCCCAGGCTGAGGCACACAACTACGCCAAGGCTAGAGAGATAGCAGTTGCACCGCCAGCCTATGTCATAGTCAAGAGACGTAATGCCAGCATCGAAGATGCTTGGGTAATAACAACACTAGAGAAATGGACAGAGCAGATGCCAGTACCACAGGGTGAGATAACCTCAACGGAAAGTATCCAACCGAAACCTGAAGTGAAGAAGGAAGAAGAAAAGAAATGATTTGTAATCTATGCGCTATTGCTGGTGAGTACAATGCGAAAGCAAAGTATGCTCTAGCTAAAGCACAGCACGAAGAATGTAAAGGAGATTGCGGATGTCAACACAAGACTGGTCCAGGGTGGTACGTAAAGGCAAACGCAAAGGCTCCGTTGATGCAAGTACAATCCCCATAGGGGAGATAGTAAACTTCTACGGTGGTGAAGTAAGGGAGGGACGGAACGTATCTGTTCGCTGTTGTATCCATAACGATACAAGAAGGTCAGCAGTAATAGATACCTACGGCAATTTATATTTCTGTCACACCTGCGGTAAGGGTGGGTCAGCGTTAGATATTATTATGGAGAAGGAAGGGATAGGGTTCAAAGATGCAGTCGAGCGAGCAGATGAAATTCTTGCTGGAGGCGGCAACCCGGTACGCAGCGAATCTAAGCGAAGAGGCCGTGCGATACCTAGAAGGACGTGGAATATCTGAAGAGGTAGCTCGGCAGTTTATGCTTGGTACCATCACGGTACCTGCCAATGGACACGAGATGCACGAGGGTTGGTTATCCATACCATACATAACTGTTATGGGTCACTGCGTTGGATTCAAGTTCCGCAGGTTAGATGACGGCAAGCCTAAGTATGGCTCACCACTTGGACAGAAGTCTCACCTGTATAACGTAGCCGATGTAACTTTAGATGTAGGTAGCATTGTTATCTGCGAAGGTGAACTAGATGCGATAGTTCTATCGGGTATGTGCAACATACCAGCAGTTGGTGTACCAGGTGTTACTGCTTGGAAGCCACACTTTGCTAGGTTGTTTAGTGGCTTTGATACAGTTTATATTGTTGGCGATAATGATGTGAAAGAAGATGGCTCTAATCCTGGCGCTGAGTTCGCAAGAAGGGTGGCTAGCGAATTAACCAATGGACAGATAGTCCAACTACCTCCCGGTATGGATATTAATGAATACTACTTGCAAGAGGGACCAGACACTGTCGTTAGGTTATACAAATTATGACTCGTAAGAAATACACAGAAGAAAGAAAAGTATGGGATAAACAGTACAGGGAAAGAAATAAAAAACGCCGTGCTGAGTATGATAAAAACTACAGGAACGCCAATGCGGAAGAGTATAAAAGCAAGAAACGTGCTTATTACCACGCTAACAAAGATAAAGTATATGAAAAAATAAAAGCCTACCAGCAAGCCAATAAAGAAAAAGTAAGAGAATGGAAAAAGGAATACGCTAAAAGAAACCCTGAAGTTAGAAGAAAAGCCAAGCGTAAAAGAAGGGCTAAAGAACAGTCTGTTTTAAGCGAGCCATACACCACCGAAGAAGTCTTAGCTCTATATGGAACCGACTGTTTCATATGTAGCAAGCCAATAAATTTAGATGCGCCAAGGCAATGCGGCAAACCAGGATGGCGACACGCCCTACATATAGACCACCTTATCCCCATTTCAAGAGGTGGTTCTGATACACTTGATAACGTCAGGCCTACACACGGAGAATGTAACATTCACAAGTCTATGAAACTGTTAGAGGAACTACTAGGAGGAGTAAAGTGAGTGAGCAAGAAAAAGGACTTACAAGAGGCAGCCAGATTATTGATGGATATGGGGATGATAATAGTCTCGATAGATTACAAGAACTATACGATAACCTGCCAGCCAATGCCGGTTCGCAAATAGATGAAGCCTTCGTCCAAGACGTATGGCG